AAATTTTAATTTCTTTTTCTTTCGAAGTAAGGAACAATCGAATCTAACCATTGTTCCTTGTCTCGAATGGTGTAGATGAACTTCGATCCTGGGAACTCTTTGTCGAGCTCTTTATATACAGGAATCACTGGAATATCATTTGCCCCATCGTTATCTGGATCCCATAACTGACTTGGCTGTGGATAATGTATCGTATTGAATCCCCACTCGCGGAGAACGTGGTTTAGCGTTGTTGTTCCAGTCCGGGATAGACCGATCCCAAAGATTTTCATATGTCATATCCCCATTGATCTCGAGGAAGGTTTACTACTTTCAATAACTGCTCCTCGTTCATATTATCGGCACCAGGAAACTGGCAATGAACAAATTTTGTTTCAGGTGTACGCCAATCCATAATTCTTCTTTTCGGCTGAATCTTATCACGAGTACCATGAACATAACTATTCCAGTTATTATCCATCTCCATCACCTTCATGTTAGTAGCAAACATCATGGCATGTAGATAAGGCTGATCACACGTGTAAAAAGAATCTAGCCCAATACTTCTAACAAGGTTTACATACTCATCGAATGAAGCCCAGTTATTTCGAGCATGTTCCATACCTTTATCACTGTAAAGAACCACACCAGTGTTATAGACTTTTACTAAACCCTCTTCAGTTCTTGGTACCTCCGTTCCCCATTTATCTTTCACCATTCTTGCCCATTGTTCATCGCGGGCGGATGTGATTCTACCGGTGGTGATCTGTCTCTGCTTTGGTTGAAAAGGTTCAGTGCATATACCGATATCAGCTGAATGATCGAAATACTCAAATATATTCTCTTGAAGATTGTCTACAGGAAAGACGTCGGTGTCTGCAAAAAGAATAAAGTCATAGTCACGATACGGTTTTTCAAATACAGGTTTAAAGGCTCCATAATGTGCGGAGTAGTTTCCGAATCTTCTATCACGGATGTACCGCGGATTATCCTCAAAAAGGTAATCAGCACCAATCCTTTCAGCATACGTCCTCATAGCATCGACACCCGCCTTCACAGAAGGCTTAACCGGTCCATCCCAATATTGATATATCAAAGTCTTCATTCTATCAATCCCCTTTCGACCAAGGATCTGTAGTTTTCAATCTTCGGTCTTTTCGGTCCACCTGGTGCAACCTTTGGTCTTATATGAATAATATACGCATCTTCGACACCCTCATCGAAGCTACTGTAGTTCCATTGTTGCCTGTCCATATATGTATTCTCATTCTCTTCCAGCTTCTCCATAGTAGCTAAATGGTGCATGATGCCTTCGTCTACCATGTTGGAGTTAAATTTCAGCATGTTGAAATGTACAATGTGGCGACGTAGTCTCTTCCTCATATCTTTCTCGAATCGGTATATAGATCCGCCCCAGTAAGGATACTTGGGGTTACATAGATCCGGAAGTCGTCTGCCAATGCTTTCTCTTAGATGCGGTTGGACCTTATAATGTCTACCCATACCCTTTTCATCTGTAAAGATATTTTTCGTCATTCCCTTTCGGGTGAACATATCCATATCCATCATAACTACTGTATCGTAGTCGTCGAATTCTTCAGACAACATGTGAACCTTTTGGCATTCACTTTTAAGATTCGGATTGAAGATGAGGCCTCTTAGCAGTTTATATTCAGCGCCACAGAATTCAGCATATCTTTGTATGTTCTCCATGGACAACTTTTCAAGCTCTCTTAGATTACCATTCCAATGTTGTAGTATGATATTCTTCATTTCTTTTTACCTAGTAGGAATCTATTGTTTTTAAAGTAAGGACATTTCGTAATTTTCAATTCATGAGAAGAATCGAGATTATCCATTAGGGTTTCAAAGTAAGGTAAATTATCTACCCCGAAATTTGCATTGTCTTTAAAAGCAATCAACATAAAGTCATACATGTGATAAAAGGATTCGAGCTTACTTCTTTCAGACATTGGCATTTCATTAATACTAAAAGTTCCAATGATTAAACTTTTTTCATTTGATGGCAAAAGATTCTGAGGAGTCATCTCTCCAATGTTATAATCGTGACCTTTTCCCAAAGTGCTATCTAGCCACTTCTTTTGCATTTTTCCCATGATAGGGAAGTCTATAGCTTGATATCTACCAGCAAATCCCGTCTTATAGAACGATCGACATAGGTTACCGTATCCTGCTCCTATATCTGTAATATGACTTAGAGTCTCTGGACCATACCCTTCTTTTTTTAGAATATCGATATAGTAGGCAGACTGGATTGTAGAAATGCTGTACTGGTTATCAAATCCTAAATGAGGCTTACCAAATGCAGGATCTTTCAAGTTCTCAAAGAAATCAAGCTTCAACATATCTCGATAAATTGGAGATGACATGACATTACCGGAAAAATTCGGATGAACCGTATATGATATAGTTTTCTGAGATAGGAAATCAACCGGGTGGGATCTTAACTCAATTTCAATCTTTTTTAAAAATTCTTGCCAATCTTTACTCATTTCTTTCTTCCACCAGTTTGGGAGAGAGTAAGAACTCCTCCGAGATATCCTTTATGGTCTTCTCTACCGTTTACCAGAACCTGATACCATCCCCATTCAGCTGGTAGTAGGTTCCCGCTTTCATGTAAATCATTTACCCTCTTACAATCCCAATACTCTGGACGATGCATGATCATTGCCTCAGGACTAATCATTTTATACCATCGAACGTTATTCTTGTTCTGTTCACCTAAATGGGGTGTCGGGTTATTCAGTACTTTTTGATTCCAATCCCAATACCCCATTCCTATAGGACCTTCATTATAAGATTTTTCAAACCACCTATTATAATCTAGTTCCCGAGAAAAGTAAACATCCCATCTACAACGAACGATCAGATCATACTCTTTATCGAGTCTGGATACAAGAGTGTTGTGAGCCAGAATTTGTTTTGTCCCTTGGAAAAGCTTAAGGCTTGGTCCACCGTTATTTCTTTTTGTTTGGAAATATTCACCAGCAAATTCAGTCGTATCGAGTACGGGATGATAATGTATCTCTGGCTCAGGCTCTATAATTAGATCCTCATATGCATATATCACACTGTTGTCCCAAGTGTGTCGAAAGATATCTACGTCGACATTACGGAATGCATAAAGGAGATTATCATCCATCTCACTTCGATCAGCCCAAGGGTTCATCCTTTGCTGTCCGCTTATACAAACCGCAATCTTCATTTATCTTTGTAGGCTTTTGAGATCTTTTCTTTGATAAGAGTCGAACTGATATTCGCAGTATAAGGAAGATAGACTAATATGATATTTCTAATATCCAACCACTCCTGACTGAATCCCATCTGTGCATAGTAATCCTTTGCTGCCCAGTCTGTGCCGATTGCAATAATATGAGGAGCAACATTTTCGATTGACTGAGTGCTATCTTGTCCACCAGTATTCGATACTACTCGATCGACATATTTGCATGCCAGGAGGATTTCTCTTCGCTGTTCAAATGTATGGAACGGAGTGAAGCCTTTATAATCTTGAATGAATTCATCTGTATTCAAAGATACTACGACTTCATCAGCAAGCTGTGTACACATTCGAAGAAAATTTACATGCCCAGCATGAAAGAGATCAAAGGTACCGCCTGTGTATAAAACTTTTTTCGTCATTTCGTTAACCTCATATCATATTGATATACTTTATTACGCTTTACATGCTCTTTCTCTATAGTGCTATTCACGAAACCATGACTTCGGAAGAAATCCATATACTCTTCATAGCTCGGTGCACCCTGGTTATAGATCTTACCTGGAGCAGGTACTTCAGTATATATTACTTTACAATTGGTAAGTATTTCGTCACAATCAGATAGTATATCCAACTCTGATCCCTGCGTGTCAATCTTAATAATATCAGGTAGAGGAATATCAAAATCTGTGAGATGCTGTGTGTCTCGTATCTGTAATTCATATGATTGAGGGTTTGTATAGACCCCAGTCATATCAGTTTCTTTATAATAGGAATCTCCTGTACCACCTCTGTAAAAGAAATTAACCACGGACTTATCTTTCGAAGAAAGTACACAATTAAACCAATGGTGATCTTTTAAATCGGTCGGTTTCGATAAACCTCTATTTGCCTCGAACATATAAGAAACTGTTTCCGGGTTTTCTTTTAACATGTTACGGGTGAACACACCCTTATGTGCACCGATATCATATAGAATAGTTTTAGTCATCATTTCTTCCATAGTAATTTCGATACCATTGTAAAAAGTTCTCTACACCCTTCTCGATCGGAGTATCAGCTTTATAACCAAGAGCTTGGAGTTTAGTCGTATCAGACCACGTCTCAAGAGCATCTGCTGGGTGTCGAGGCGCAAATTCTTTCGTTGCAGTTTTACCCAGATTCTTTTCAATGCAAGAGATAAAGTCCATTAGTTGAACTTGTTGGCCGTTGCCAATACAGTACGTTTCACGTTCAGACATATTACGAGATACAATTTCTATTCCACTTACAATATCATCTACGTAGGTGAAATCGCGAATCATGTTACCATTATTGTATACTGTAATTGGCTTATCGTTCATGATATTTTGGGTGAACGAATAAAGAGCCATGTCAGGTCTACCCCAAGGACCATACACTGTAAAGAAGCGAAGGCATACTGCATTTTTAATCTTAGAGATATGGAACTGATTCTCATTCGTTTGTTTACTGAATCCGTAAGGGCTCAGTTGTTTTCCGAGCTTTTCATCAGGAGACCATGGTAATGGATTCCCTTCCATAGTACAAGACGTAGATGCATATATGACGTTATCGATACCAAGACCCTCACACACTTTTATTAGGTTCTGAGTGCCAGAGATGTTATTCGAGATATATTCTCCAGGAATATCCATCGACACTCGTACGCCCGCGTGAGCAGCCAAATGTATTACGAGATCCGGATTCTCAGACTCTATGTACGGTCGAAGCGCTCCGATATACGCCATATCCATATTTCGAACTTTGAGCCCGAACTTCTGTAGATCTCTTGCTCTAGCAAACTTGATCTCTCTATCGTAAACTACAGAATTGTAGTTGTCAAAGCCACATACATCATGGCCTTCCCTCATGAATCGAATAGCGGTATGGTATCCGATGAATCCTGCCATACCCGTAATCATTACTTTCATTGGACTGCCTCCATAAGCTTCTCTACATCTTCTCCAGCATTGGGGAGTTTATCCTTTAAAAAGAAATGTACAAATTTACAGTGCTGGATCTTTCGATTCGCAGTATACAGACCGTTCCACTTCCAATGGAGATTTTGAATATTCATTTCTTCTTTACGAATCCACCAATTTAAAAGAGTTTGATCTGTTGACCATTTCCATGGACCCATACCATCAACAAACGCTTTAAACTCTTGGCGGCTTAAGAACTCTTTTGGTGTCTGACCTTTGAGATACTTTAGGAGGGATTTGTTTAGAACCATTACTCCCATATTCATAAACTCATAACCAAGATGATTCGGTTTGAAGTCAACCTTTGGATGTAATGGCTTATATTGCATTGAAGAGTAGTTTAGGATCTTCTTTTGATATTGTTCCGTGATCGGCATCTCACGCTCAACCACAGCAGCAAAATCTACATTTGGATCTACATCATCAAAGATACTACCTGCATCGGGACGAATCCACACATCACTATCAATGATCGCAATCTGATCGTACTGATCAAGATACTCAAACGCATTTTCTTTTTCGAAGATAGGTAAGGGGAGAGGTCGGGACTGACATTCTTGTGATCGATTTGAAACAAATGGATCCGGCCGAATCCATAGCTTGGGGGTTGTTTGCTTTATGTAATCGATACCGTGACGATCAGCATATTCTTTCACACTTGTTGTGCAATGATTATAAAGCTTCGATTGCTTACCGACAGCAACCTGATAGATCAATCTTTTCATTATACACCTTTTAAAATCGTTTCGGCTATATCTATAGCCTTATCAAAGCCAGGACGGAATCGGTTCTTCCTGGCTCCGTTCTTTACGAAATCATCTAGAGAATCAACGGTTCCATTTTGATTAACTCCAACAAAATTCCGAGCGAGATCCTCCCACTCGGTTCTTAGGTTCAATATTCGAAAAATATCCATTTTACTCTCCGGTGATGTATTCATAGACTTCCTTCCAGTTTTTCATAAGGGGAAATTGCTGATTGTTCATATTGTGACCGTGTTCTATTAGAATGGATTCAAGACCGAGACGATCACCCAGTTCAGCGTTTTCTTCCTTATCTTCAATCCAAATATAACCAGAGTCTTTATAAGGTTCTAGAATATCATCCTTATCGGCTCCGGTGTCAGTGAATATAAACTTCTCGAAAGCAGTCTCACCGAAAAGCTTTCGAGTGTTTTGAATTCGAAGCTGTTGGGCAGAACTATCCATCGACAGTGAGGTTAGCATATGGAAGACGTATCCATGCTTACGATGAAGGAGATCTACGTAATACATAGCATCTCGTAGTGGTGGTAGAAACCCGATAGCAGCGGATTCGTTAAACATCTTGATCAAATGCTTCTTCAGATCTTTATCGAGGCCATACCGATCACCGATATCGTAGCAATCCTCACCACCGTCAACTAACTCAGATTTGAAGTTATTCTGAATCCAAACGTTGAAGGCGTATTCCCAATTCATTAGAACGCCATCGCAGTCGGTAAGGATAACCTTTTCAAATTCCATCATATAACAAAACTCCTATTCTTGATGTTGATAGTATACCTCATCAATCCTGGTTTGTAAACCCTCTTTTTCATCTGATTCGAAAAAAGTTTCATCGATCGAATATCGGCGGCGAGCCACTCGCTCCTCTTCTCGAATCTTTTTGTCCTTAAAAAGTGAAAGGGATTTATGACGACCTTTTTTCTTATTGCGCGGATCGTGACGTGCATACTTAGCCATTAGAATGTACCTTGTCCATAGTTGCCAATGTTAGATTCTTCAATTTCCTTAACGAGGTCAGAATAACCCCCAATGTACTTATCATTCCAAAAGATTTGCGGGATAGTCTGAAAGTCTTTAACCTTTTCTTTTAACTCTAGATAAACATCTACATCATCTGCGTTTCTCCATTCATAGGATAAACTATAGTTTTCGCAGAGCTCTTTTGCTGCTAAACAAAAGCCACACCAACCAGCACCGTAAATTGTTACCATGTCTAATATCCTAACATTTCTTTTGTCATGATGTAGTCTCGAACGAAGTCACTTCGAACGATATCTGCCCATCCGAACTCAACTACTCGGAAGGCTCTCATAGTTTCAATGATAGACAGGAACTTTATAATACCTTCTTTGTCATCATTATACTTAAAGTCTGTCTGTTTATGGTCGCCACAGAAGATGATACGACAGTCGTTGCCCACACGAGTAATGACAGAATCCAGTTCATGGAAGTTCATATTCTGCATCTCGTCTATTACAAGAATGGTTTGATCAAAGGTAGCACCTCTGATGTATGAAGTCGTTTCAAATTCTAACCTGCAGGTTGTTGAAAGCTTACCGTATGCACCTTCATATCCAAAGATCTGGGCGCATAGGTTCTTATAAGGAAGTTTATACGGTTCTTCTTTTTCCTCTTTTGTACCAGGTAAATGCCCAGCATCTCTTGTGGGTACAATTGATCGAAGAATCATAACCTTACGATAGGTGGTAGGATTCTCCATCAACTCCTTCAGAGCGAAGTGTAAAGCAAGAAAGGTCTTACCAGTACCAGCGCTTCCAACCATTACAAGGTTATGACCATTGTTCCAATCGTTGAAAGCCTTTTGTTGATTCTCGGTATAAGGTTCGATAGGTTCGATTTCATCTGCCAAGATCAGATGCGAGGAATTTGTTTTTTTCATCAGTCTTTAATTGTGTTGTTTCTACCAGAGGACTTTTTCATTTTAGTTAAGAAGTTTTTCCAGTCCCCACTTGTTCGACTGAGTGTACCTCCAACCATTGTTACGATTTTTGGCGATGAGACCTTTTGCGTGAGGTCGGAGTTTTCTTGGAGGATTTCTTGGAGCTCGTCCCAGCTGCAGACGACGTCCCATTCTTCTTCGGTAATTTTGTTTCTGATTGTATACGATGGCATAATGATTTCCAACTGTTCCAGTTTTCTTCTACTTCATATCTACAGTTTGTGTTCCATTGCTTAGACAAGGATGACCACAATTGTATATATGTTGACTTTCCGCTAGGGGAAGCAACCAACCTCATTTTATTATCACCAAGGGATAATTCTTCGATGATGGTCAGGTCTTGTTCTTTGAATAGTAGATCCTGATTTTGGGCTGTCGCTTTCATTTTCTTCCTAGGCATAGCTTGATTCTTTTACAGTAAACCAATCAGGTACGGAACGCTTGGTCCAATCCATAGAAAAACGATCTTGTTTGGTTTGATAGAATGCACGATAAGAACCTACAGGATCAGACTCATTGATGCACTCTGGTGCAGCACCCATAGCAAGTTTGAATGGGGTTTGACCAATGTCTTGCCGAATATTTTTTGGAGGAATAGACAAAGCATATTCTAGGTCAACATAAGACTTATGTTTTTTGCCATAACGATATTCGTATTCGATGGCCAAAGCTTCGAAGTGATCATAATGCCATGCATAATTAGACAGTGATTCCATAGTCCATTGAGTGCAAGGATGTCCAACGTGTACTGCTTTATATAGAATGTTTTCTCGAGAGTCTGGCAACACCCATGCCTTAACCATAGTCTTACCAGACTTTGATGGAATACGCGTAAGAGTACCGTCAAGAACACGATGGACAGTAGATAGCATCTGTGCTGACTCTAGTACCATTTTAACTACGTGCTTGTCGCATTGCTGCTGTGCAGCCTTGATAGGATTTTCGTCCAATATAAAAATATTCATGTGTGCTCCATTATAAAAGGGTAGAGGCTTGCCCCTACCCAATTATCCTATCATAAGAAATAGGAATAGTAAATCCCCTATGTTGAAAACGTTTCAAGATATTGTTCAAGGTAATCTCTCTTCGACCAGACCTTCTTAGATAGATCCTCCCTCCCTTCTTTTTTTAGCTCTTTTGCAAAAGCCTCGATTTGAGCAAGATCCGATTTCAGACGATCGATTTGAGTTGCCACCATTAGAGCTTCTCCTTGTTTTTATTTTTAACCATGGGTTTAAATCATTACAAAGACCTCAATAGATTTGGAAATGTCTCGTTCACAAGCTTGGCAGTGATACCACCACCAATCGGTTTCTTGTTAATCATAGACACTACCAATTCAGCGTCCTGTGGATGAATTGATTCCAACAGTCCAATGAACATTGTTTCGCGTTTAATTGGCATAGTCACCAGATAAGGACTACCCTTTACGAAATACTTAAATTGTATATTTTTCCTAAGAAGATTTGAGGGAGCATTATGCTCTTCGCTCGCGGTGTACGGAGGTTTACCACCGGGTAAATCCCAAATAATACTTTTATCGAACGTACCCCTTAACACATCACGCAAAGCCGGGGTATCATTCTTTTTCAAGTCCTCTATCTTATCTTTCTTGGCCTTAGCTTTTTTTGCTTCTTCAATCACTTCAAATACATACTTAGCCATTAGTCAATAAACTCCTGTACATTTTCTAACAAAAGCCTACAATCTTTAGCAATAAGATACGGGAACACTTTGCCTCGATTGGGATAAGGATCCTGGCTTTCAAAGGTATTTATAATTTCTTTACGGGTTTCTTCGGGGGTTGAGGGATTAACAAGGTCGATCATTTGTCGATTCCGGTGCCAGTTACGATACACATCTTCACCCAAAGCTTTCGGGTCATCGAGCAGGGTTTCTTTTTTCTTCTTCGACAATACGTTCTGACGTTTACCTTCTACTAGAAAAGTATCATCATCAGATAGTACATTAGGTACGCCGTCACCAGTGTCACCAGTAAGGATATGCTCTTGAAGATACTTACGAGGATGATCTTCCTTAATTAGTTTTTTAAGCATAGGAGAATACTGGGCAACGTTATCGAAGACCTGAAGCTGACGGAAGTCTTTATCAGCAGACACGATCATAACGTCTTCCCAATTGCCGAAGTCTTGGGTATAATGTACTAACTCCGCGATAGCATCATCAGCTTCACAACCCCACTGGTGAATAACCTTATACGGGAATTCATCCTTGAGCTCTTGTAGTACCATGTTGATAATACGGAAAGCTTCATCCCAATCGATCTTAGATTCATCACGTGTAGACTTACGCTTGCCCTTATATTCAGGATAAACATCTTTTCGCCAGTTACCGCCAGCATCAGCTACGATAACAACTTCGCCATACTTCTTTTTGAACTTTTGCCGATACATTCGAATAGAGTTAAGAATCATGTGACGGATAAGATTCTCGTCACCATGATGAGCGTGACCCATGGCCACAGGT